CCTGTGGTGTACGGCGGACCGAACGGTGGCGATGGTGGTGACGGTGGCGCCGGCGGCGCAGGTGGTCACGGAGGAAACGGTGGCGGCGGAGGCGGCGGCGGTGGCGGTGGTGCTCACGGCTACGGACAGCATTATAACACTGGTGCTTATGGTGTTCAGCACGCCCACGGTGCTAACGTCCACGCAGGTGGCGGCGGTGGTGGCGGTGGTACAGGTACTGGTGGTCATGGTGCTCCTGGCGGCGATGGTGCAGGTCACGGTGCTAATCACGGCGGCGCCGGCGGCGGTCCAGGTGGCGGACACTATGGCGGTAACCAACACCACGCACACGTTCATGGTGGTCATGGTGGCGCAGGCGGCGCTTATAATGCTGCTGGCGGTCATGGTGGTTCAGGTCACGGTGCAGGTAACCACGGTGGTGCTGGCGGTGGTCCAGGTGGCGGCGCCGGTGCTTTTGGTGCTACTGGAGCAACTGGAGCCACAGGTTCAACTGGTGCTCAAGGCGCCACAGGTGATACAGGAGCCCAAGGCTCTCAAGGTAATGCTATCACAGGTAATACATACATCAATTACATCAACAACACCCATGTATCGGGCCCAGTTGCTTAAGAGGAACAAATGAACATTCAATATCGCATCATTAAGATTGATCCGGAATCACACGGTGTAGTAATTCGCTATTTCACCGACAAGTTGACTGAAATGGATCTGGCATCATCATTTAACGAAGATGGTTCTGTTAAGCTAAATGCAGACGGTTATCCTGTTGCTACAAGAACCGACGTTCTAATGACCTTGTATGATACACCAACTCCATCTACAGAAGAAGTTGAAAAGAGAATTATGATCAATGCTCCTGTTGATTGGTTGAAGATCCATGAAGAAATCAAAGATCCAAATATCGATACCAAGATGAGAAACCTTAGAGATTTGGTTGGAGATACCAAGGCATTCACGGTTGAGGACATTAAAGACCTAAAGAATGCCATGATCGCAGAACAGGCTGCATCGGCAGAGGCAATACAGAAAACCGAAGAAACCGAACTTCTAAAAGCATATGATACTGTCACCAACCTGGTTGATTCCTTAAAGGTTCTATCTGAAAAAGATCCATCATTCATACAAGAGTTTTCGGAACTGCTCAAAAGATAAATATAAATAGGTAGTTAAACAAAGAAAGAGACTCGATGGCCGAATACGTAGAACTTTACATTGACCAAGGGAGCGATTTCTCTACTACCATTAACCTCAATGATGACAATACAAATCTTCCTCAGAATGTTTTAGGTTATACTGTTAGTAGCGCACTAAGAAGATCGTTAGTATCTCCTAACGCATACGCATATCTATCAGCTTCGGTATATGATCCCGCAAACGGCGAGTTTCTTCTTACAATGAACTCGTCTAATACTGCAAATCTACGTGCAGGTTCTTACCTGTTTGATGTTAAAGTTACTGACACCACACAAACGGTGACCAGACTTATTGAAGGAGTTATATACGTAACACCATCGGTAACAAAGTAAGCTATGTCAATCAAAATCACAACCGGCGGTGATAACAAAGTAAACGTCACCACAACATCTAAAAACAGAATCCAGATCACCAACGGTGGTTCTGGTTCAATGGCTGGTGTAGCATTAGCTACTGACCTTATTCCAATCTGGTATCATGCGAATGGTGCTGCTAACGTAGCAAACTATTCCTATGCATCATCTAATTCCAATTGGGCAGTCCAGAACCTGGTTTATGCCACGGTTAACGCCAACTATACGATGTCTAATGCCGGTTATGTGACGCTAAATGCCGCATACGCAACAGTTAACGCTGTCTATGCTTCTGCAAACTCTAATTGGTCAGTTCAAAATCTCGTTTACGCTACTGTAAACTCTAACTATGTTATGTCTAATGCTGGCTACATTACACTTAATGCAGCTTATAGCACCGTTAATGCAGCCTACGCATCTATCAATTCCAACTGGACAGTCCAGAACCTCGTTTATGCTACCGTAAACGCTGATTATGTAATGAGTAACGCAGCTTATGTTGCTCTTAACTCAGCCTACGATACTGTCAATGCCGTATATGCTACAGCCAACTCAAACTGGGAAGTCCAGAACGCTCTCTATACAGTTGCTAACACTGTTTACGATACCTCCAATTCAAATTGGGCGGTACAGAATGCCCTCTATTCTACAGCCAATTCTGTTTATGACTCCTCAAACTCTAACTGGGTTGTCCAGAACGCTGTCTATCAATTAGCAAATACAATCTATGCTTCCGCAAATTCCAATTGGGAAGTGCAGAACCTTGTCTATGCCACAGTCAATAGTAACTATGTCATGGGCAACGCTGGTTATGTTGCTCTTAATGCTGCATATGACACCGTAAATGCCGTTTATGCCTCAGCCAATTCTAACTGGGATATACAGAATGTAATCTATGCTACTGTAAACGCAGATTACACCATGTCCAATGCTTCTTACACGGCATTGAACTCTGCTTTCAATACAGCCAATGCATCATATGATTCCGCTAATTCTAACTGGGCAGTCCAGAATACCCTATATGCAACCACTAATGCTGCCTATGTTATGGGCAACGCTGCCTATCATACAATCAACGCAGCCTACGCATCATCTAATTCTAACTGGCAGGTTCAGAACGCTCTTTACGATCTAACCAATACAGTTTACGCATCATCTAACAGCAATTGGACAGTTCAAAATCTAGTTTACGCAACAGTCAATAGCAGCTACGTTATGGGCAATGCCTCATACGAGGCTCTAAACGCTGCCTTTGATACAACTAATGCCGTTTACGCTTCCGCAAACTCAAATTGGACCGTTCAAAATCTTGTTTATGCAACAGTAAATGCTTCCTATACCTTAGCTAATGCAGCTTATGCCAATGCTAACTCACTAGCTATTGGAGCAAACAACTGGTCTAATCTTGTTGGATTGTCAGCTAATTCCTATGCTGGCTATATGGCAAACTCTGCCAATGCTTACACAGATGCCACATATGTTAAGCTATCATCTCCATCGCTCCAGCTAATCTCAAGTGATATTGGAATTACTGGCAATCTATTCATTGTCGGTGAAGTTACATACGCTAATACTAGACAGCTACAGGTTGGCGATAACATCATCACCCTCAATGCCGATCTTCCTCTCAACGCTGTTCCTCTGGAAGATGCTGGTATCGAAATCAATCGTGGTCTAAAAGCCAATGCTGCTCTACTCTGGGATGAATCCGCTGAAAAGTGGTCAATCTCTGGAAACGTAGCACAGACCATCACAACCTACATCGCTTCTAATACCGATCTTGGTTCAGCACAGGATACTATCAATGCGGTATACGCATCAGCAAATTCTAATTGGGTTGTCCAGAACCTTGTCTACGCAACAGTTAATGCCAACTACGTTATGGGCAATGCAGCCTATGTTGCCCTCAACTCTGCTTATGATACTGTTAATGCTGTATATGCATCTTCTAATTCTAACTGGACAGTTCAAAATCTAGTCTACGCTACTGTCAATAGCAGTTATGTAATGGGTAATGCGGCATATGCAACTCTTAATGCTGCATATGATACCGTTAACGCCGACTATGCATTTACCAATTCCGCATATGCATCAATCAATTCTAACTGGACCGTCCAGAACTTAGTATATGCTACAGTTAACGCTAACTACACAATGGCAAATGCCAACTACGAGTTGAGCAATGCAGCATATGATACACTAAATTCTAACTACACAATGGCAAATGCCAACTACGAGTTGAGCAATGCAGCATATGCCACGGTCAATGCGGTTTATGCTTCCGCAAACTCTAATTGGACTGTCCAAAATCTTGTATATGCCACCGTCAATGCCAACTATGATATGGCTAACGCTGGTTATACCACCCTCAATGCGGCTTATGACACCACTAATGCCGTATATGCTTCGGTCAATTCTAATTGGACCGTTCAGAATGCCGTTTATGATCTAACCAATACAGTATATGCCTCAGCTAACTCTAACTGGGCAGTTCAAAATCTAGTTTACGCTACTGTAAATGCCAACTATGTTATGGCAAATGCAAACTATGATTTGACTAATGCCGCTTATGCTTCCGGTAATTCTAACTGGGCAGTTCAAAATGCTCTTTATGATCTTACCAATACTGTATATGCTTCCAGTAACTCTAACTGGGTTGTCCAGAACGCTATCTATGACCTAACCAATACTGTTTATGCTTCCACAAATTCCAATTGGGAAGTCCAGAACTTAGTATATGCAACTGTTAATGCTTCTTACACACTGGCAAACGCAGCATACGCTAATGCTAATGCTTTGTCAATCGGTGCAAATACATGGGCTAACACAGTTGGTATGTCAGCTAATAGCTATGCTGGCTTCATGGTCAATTCTTCCAATTCATATGCCGATGCAACTTATGTTAAGCTAAACGATCCTGATCAAACTATTACAGGTGAAATCACTGTCACCGGTAATGTTAGCATCAATCAAAATCTCTATGTTGCTGGTAACGTTTTCTTCAATGATTCCCAGACACTAAGAGTTGGCGACTCGCTAATCTATCTTGCTGCTAACAACTATGCTACCGATCTTGTCGATATCGGTTTTGTGGCTAACTATGTCAATGCATCAAGCATTAACGTTCATACTGGTCTATATCGTTCTCATATCAGCAAAGAATACTATCTATTCCAAGAGTATAGTGAAGAACCTCATGGTAACTACATTGACTATGCTGGCAACAACTTTACGCTGGCCGTTCTTAATGCTGATCTAATCACCAGCAATATATTCCTTGGTGGTGCTAATGCCATTCATACAATTTCAAGCGCATTTGATAAGGCTAATGCAGCCTATGTCAATGCTAACGTAGGTTTTGCTGCGGCTAATGCTTACTCAAATGCTACTGGTCTTGCTGGTAACAACTATACCTCTATTCTTGTAGCAAATAACGCTATTGGTGCCAATAACTGGGCAAACACAGTTGGTGCAGCCGGCAACAATTATACTGATCATGTAGGATTGTCTGTCAATACCTATGCATCAATCCTTGTGGCTAACAATGCCGTAGGTTCTAACAACTGGGCCAATACTGTAGGCATTGCCGGTAACAACTATACCGATTCCGTAGGCGCAGCGGGTAATAACTATACTGTTTCTGTTGGAGCAGCCTCAAATAGTTTAGCAACTGCTATTGGAACCGCTGGCAATAACTATACCGATCATGTTGGTCTATCAGTTAATACATATGCTTCCATTCTTGCTTCTAACAATGCAATCGGAGCAAACAACTGGGCCAATACCGTTGGTGCAGCCGGTAACAACTATACCAATCATGTTGGTCTATCATCAAATACCTATGCTTCTATCCTTGCAGCTAATAACGCTGTAGCAGCGAACGCATGGGCTAATACAGTAGGCATTGCTGGCAATAACTACACCGACGCTGTTGGTCTTTCAGTCAATACTTACACCTCAATCCTTGCTGCTAATAATGCTGTAGGTGCCAATAACTGGGCTAATACAGTTGGTGTTGCTGGAAACAATTACACCGATTCCGTAGGTGCTGCTGGCAATGCTTACATGCTATCAGTTACCACCGCTGGTAATAACTATGCTTCCGTATTGGCTGCTAATAACGCAGTTGGTGCCAATAACTGGGCTAACACTGTAGGAACTGCTGGTAATAACTATACCAATTCTGTTGGTGTAGCCGGTAATAACTATACTAATTCTGTCGGTGCTTCTGGTAACTCATATGCCGAGACTGTTGGTGCATCCGCTAATACATTTGCTGATGCCACTTACTATAAGAAAACTGGCGGCCTAATCTCTGGTGATGTTGGAATCTCTGGTAATCTTACCATTTCTGGTACAACCACATTTGCTAACACTCAACAGCTACAAATTGGCGATAATATTCTTACACTCAATGCTGACCTACCAATGTCAGTTATGCCAGTTGATAATGCTGGTCTTGAGGTAAATCGTGGTAACAAGAGCGCCAATGCTGCATTACTTTGGATCGAAGCATCCGAACAGTGGAGTATTTCAGGCAATGCCGCACAGTCTGTTTCAACATACATTGCATCTAATACATTAGTTGAACTATACGCCGCTGCTGGTAATGCATATTCACAGCAGGTCGGAGCCGCTGGTAACAGCTATACTAATTTTGTTGGTGCTTCTGCTAATGCATATTCTGCCGAGACATATGCTACACGTTCAAATGTTTCTATTGTTTATAACACAGCAAACGTAGCATTTGACACCGCTAACGCTGCCTTCGCTTCGGCAAACAATGTCGCACCACAAATTGCTCCAAGCTATCGCACAGCTAACAATGCCTATGATACAGCCAATGCGGCATTTGCGGCTGCCAATACTCTTGCACCAGCTTATGGTACAGCCAATAATGCATACGATACAGCTAATGCTGCATTTGGTAAGGCTAACAATGCCCTCGCCAATACTACAGGAACATTTGCTGGTAATCTAACGATTTCTGGTTCTACTACCGCCAACAATGGCTTTTATTCTCGCTGGGATTACAGAGGACCATTTACTGATGGTATCGTAGTTGACTATGTTGAGGGTGTTGGTCGTATTTCGGTCGGCGCTAACGATAGTCTAACACTATACAATCATGGTGTTGGTAACATTCCAATTCTAACAATCACCGAGTATGGCTTTGTTGGTATCGGAACAACTAATCCACTGTATCCTGTTACCGTTATTGCTAACGGTGCTACAACCACCACTCTGGCTGGTGCGGTCTTTAGTGCTGAAGGTTCAGAGAACGCTTATCTACAGCTAAACATCCGTAATGCTAACGCTGGTTCAGAGGCTTCTTCTGACTTCGTTGCAACTGCGGATGATGGTGATGATACAAGCGATTATATTGATCTTGGTATCAATTCATCTCAATTTGCAAATCCTGGTTTCACCATTGCTGGTGCCCATGATGGTTATCTCTATACATCAAACGGCAATCTTGCAATTGGTACCGCTAACTCTACCGCTTATAAGTCACTATCATTCTTTACTGGTGGCACATTAGCTGGTAATGAAGTTCTCCGTATTCAAGACGGTGCTGGTGGTGCTAACATTGGTATCGGTAGAACTGATCCAAACTACAAGATTGACGTTGTTGGTTCTATCAACGCTTCTAACATTCTTATCAATGGCATTCCACTTGGTACCGCTTCTGTCAAGGTAAGCAACACCGCTCCTTCACTACCAGCTGGTGGTAATATGTGGTGGGATACCGAGAGTGGTAAGCTATACATTTACTACATTGATGCCGATTCGGCACAGTGGGTAGAGGCTTTCCCATCAGAGGTAGGAATTGATACCAGCTTTATGATTCCAACCAGTGAGACAGCTAATGCTGCCTTCAGAGTTGCGAACGCTGTTTATGCATCAGCCAATTCTAACTGGGTTGTGACAAATACAGTCTATGACATTGCCAACGCTGCCTTTGATTCAGCTAATAACGTAGCACCTCAGGTTGCTCCAAGTTATAACACAGCTAACTTGGCATACTTTAACAGTAATGCAGCCTTCATTCATGCTAATGCTGCCTTTGATTCCGCTAACAATGTGGCTCCACAGGTAACACCAAGCTACAATACAGCAAACATGGCATTCAATACTGCCAATGCTGCCTTTGCTGTTGCTAATAACGTAGCACCTCAGGTTGAGCCAGCATTTAGAACTGCTAACAATGCTTATCTAACTGCTAATCTTGCATTTGACAAAGCTAACGCTGGTGGTGCTAATATTGGTCAAACGGCTCCAACTGGATCAAATTCTGGTCGTCTATGGTGGAACTCTGATCTTGGTAAGCTGTTCATCTACTATACCGATCCAGCTAACACCAGTTCATGGGTTGAAACTAATCCATCATCATCAGTTATTGAAGCTGCTATCATTACTGGCTATATCAATCCAGTATCAAATACTGCTAATGCCGGTTATGCAACGGCTAATGCCGCTTATGCTGCCGCCAATGCTGGTTACTCATATGCTAATACACTACTGGCAAATAGCACAACCACATACTACGGAACACTTACTGTTTCTGGTAACGTTCTGTTCACTGTCAATAACAGTCTAACAGTTCCAACAGGACCAACCGCAGCAAGACCCGGTACGGCTGCTAACGGTATGATCCGTTATAACACAACTCTAAATACCTTCGAAGGTTAT